GTGTTGCTGTTGCTTAATGAAATTGATAGTTAGCACTCACTTGACAAATGTAAATAAATGATTTATTGTAAAAATACTGCAAGGTTGCAGATAACTGGGATGGTTAAATAAAATGGCTCTTGAACTTATTGTTGACACGCTAGACGCAGTACCGGAAGCATTGAAAGATATGTATGTTGCAAGTGAAGGTAAATTCAAACTTGATGTAAACGGGATTGAAGATACTAAAGGATTGAAGTCTGCGCTTGAGAAAGAACGCACGGCAGCGAAAGAAGCGCGTGAAGCGTTGAAGAAGTTTGAAGGTATAGACCCATTAAAAACAAAAGAATTCATGGCGAAGTTTGAGAATGATGAAGAAGCTCAACTTATTGCCAACGGTAAGATTGATGAAGTATTCCGGAAACGTACAGAAAAATGGAGACTGGAAGAAGAGCGTCAAAAGAAGGAGTTGGGCGACAAGATTACAGCAGCAGAATCAAAGGCAAGTGCATATAAGGACAGAGTTCTTGATGATGCATTCCGGTCTGCCGCTAACAAGATTGCAGATATTCAGACTGGCGTTGTAGATGAAATGTTGCTTGGACATTTACGCACTATTTTTGCACTTGATGAGAATGGTCGCGCAGTACAGTATAACGAAGATGGGTCTGTTGTTATCGGGAAGGATGGGAAAAGCCCATATTCGCCTGAAGAGTATCTTGAAGGGTGTCGCGCTACAAAGCCGTGGCTATTCAAGGTGACATCTTCTGGCAGCTCGGCAACAGGAAAGCAACATAAAGTTAGTGGAAAGGATTTTTCAAGCTTGCCACCTGTCGAGAGATTGACAGCAGCACGAGCAGCAGCAGTTGGACGTAAGTAATGTTATCAATAGATAAAATTTTAGGTAAGGTTACCGGAATATATCATTGCATGACACCGGAAAGAGAAATGGAAGAGGAGCGTGTAATTTGCGAAACATGGTTAGATGAAGAGCCAAAAGGAATTTTTGCATTTGCGCGTATATGTGGTAGAACTTATTTCAGACCTGGATATTTTGATATGTCCAAAGATGAATTTGTAATACCATAGTGAAATTGTAATAACACTTCGGGACGGAGTGCTGTGTAACGAAACTTACTAGGTCGGGATGACCGTGGTATGGAAATTATCTCAACTTTTTAAGGAGTATTATCATGGCACTAACTCTAATTGAGGCCGCAAAGCTGGAAACTGGCGATGCAGTTCGTCAGGCTATTATCGAAATGTACGCAGGTTCGTCTGCAATTCTCCAAAATCTTCCGTTTGAAGGTATCTCTGGTAACGCGCTGAAATACAATCGTGAAGAAAGTCTGCCCGGTGTTGGTTTCCGTGGCGTAAATGAATCCTATACGCCTTCTACTGGTGTTCTGAATCCTTTGACTGAATCGCTGGTTATTGCCGGTGGTGATTTGGACGTGGACAAGTTCATCATTGATACGATGGGCATGAATCAGCGTTCCGTACATGAAGCGATGAAGATTCGCGCACTGTCATTGGCATGGACTCGCAAGTTCGTTAAAGGCGATACCGCAACTGATCCGCGTGAGTTCGATGGTCTGCAAACCCGTATTACTGGTTCGCAGAAGATTCAAGCCGGTGCTACTGCCAACGGTACTCCGTTGTCTCTGAATAAGCTGGACGAAGCAATTGACCAGACGTTGAATCCTACCCATCTGTTGATGAGCAAGGCAATGAAGCGTCGTATTACTCAAGCGTCGCGTAGTTCGTCTATCGGTGGATTCCTGACCTTTGAGCGTGACGAATTCGGTGCGCCAATCGAGTATTACAACGGCCTGCCGATTATGACCATTGACTTGGATAATACCGGCACTGCGATTCTTCCGTTTAGCGAGGCTGCGACTTCTGGCACTGCTACAGCAACATCTATCTATGTCGTAAGTTTCGGCAATGATGGCGTGTTGGGCTTGCAGAATGGCGGGATTGATGTTCGTGATATGGGTGAGTTGCAAACCGCGCCTGTATATCGTACCCGTGTTGAATGGTACAATGGCTTCGGCGTATTCAATGGTCGTGCCGCAACCCGCCTGTGGAGCATCTCTGATGCCGCAGTAACCGCTTAATAGGAGAAGCTAACATGGCTAATATCTACTCGCAATTCACTTACGACAACGCTCTTTCTTTGAAAGATGCAGGTCTTGTTGCAGCAACCACTACTGAATCTACCATCCTTGACTTGGGTGCTGGTTTGGTTGACGGTTATCTGATTCTTGACGTTTCTGCTGTTGAAGTTGCTTCTGGTGATGAAAAATACACCGTGCATTTGGAAGGATCAAATGTAGCAGCAATGACTTCTGGGTCTGTAACGCTTGCAAACATCCCATTGGGTAATTTGACAGCACCAGCTGATGCAGCAACTGGAACAGGACGATTTGTTGTCCCATTCCGCAATGAGCAGAACGGAACGGCTTATCGTTATGTTCGTATCTATACGCTTGTTGCTGGCACTATTGCAACTGGTATTAACTTCGCAGCATTTGTTGCGAAGGATTAAAAAATGGGCCGTATGGTCGATAGTTGGCAAGACCTAAATGCCAATGTTCGTACTAAAGTTCGCGTAGCGGATATTGACAATTCCACTATTGGAGTTGGCAGTATCCCGCTTGCAATGCAACCGTATGTAACAGTAACAGAAAAGGGTGATGACGTTTTTAAGCAAACCGTCCTTACTCTTTCTGCTGTTCCTGTAACTATGCGGGATACAGAGCAAGGAGGTGGAGCACAGATTTACACCTTCCCCGCTGGTCGAATTTGCAGACTTGGTGCAATCGGTTCAATCGCAGTAACTACCACATCGGTATTGGCTAGTACTCTACACGCTGGTGTAACGTGTAATTGGGGAGTTGGTTCGACTACTCAAGTAAGCGCGACTGTTGCCACCACCGAACAGGACTTTGTTAATGTTGCTGCATTCACTTCATCTGCAACTATTAATGTAGCTGGTGCTGTTGCAAATGGTGTTGGTGCTGGTGTGTTGGCTTCTCTTGATGGAACAAGCACTGCTGTAGCAGCATTTTTGAATCTTGCTGTAACTTTGGCAGCTGACATTGATGCTAATGCAACTGTAACCGTAGATGGTACTATTACGATTACATGGGCAAACATTGGTGATTATTAAAATTAGGGCGGTGTAATAGCCGCCCTTTTTACTTAGGAGTTAAAATGCTAGTTTATGCACCTGATGGAACGCCAAAAGAAAAAGACCCCGTTGATGCGCGTGAATGCGTAGAGCATTGCGGATTTACATTTTCGCCACCTGAAAAGCAGGAAAAACAATCTGAAACTGTAATCGGATTACAGCCAGAACCAGAAGTTGTGGTTGAACAGCCGATTGTTGAACCTGAGCCAGTCGCCAAAACAATCATCGAAGTCGATATTCCAGATACTCGAAGCAATGAGTATTTTAACGCGATGTCGGATGAGGAATTGAAGGCTTATCTGGATTCCAACAAGATTAAATATCATCATTTGTCGAGCAAGAAAACGCTGATTAAATTGGCATCTGAATATGCCAACATGAAAGCCAAATAATGAAAACTGAAATCGACACCAAATGGATTGCGACTGTATCGGCTACTTTGATTGCAAATAAAGATACGAAATCTGCGATCAAGTATTTGAGTGATAAACTGGTGGTCAAGGCGACTTGGCAAAACAAGCCGAAAGCAAATAATCGTGGTGAAACTATGATTGTTACTTTTGGTAGGCCTAACTACCGCGAAGTGGCATTTATTAAAAATCTGAAAAAAGCTGGCAAGCAATTCCCTATCAAGGAAATCCAGTTGAAGCCTTATCCAATCAAAAAGAAGTAAGGATAAAAAATGGCCGCCCCAGTTAATACGGCACTTCCTGCAATAACAGGCACAGTAGAATTCGGTGAGATACTTACGCTGTCTGACGGTACGTGGGACGACCCAGCAGCTACGTTTGCATACGCTTGGTTGCGCGCAGGAACGCTTATAACGGGCGCAGACGCATCTACATATACCATCACTAGGGCTGACATCGGATATACGCTTGTAGGGCGTGTAACAGCGACCAACATTGATGGAAGCACTGTAGCCGATAGTGCTGCGACTGTAGCCGTTCCAAGCACACTTATCGTTGAAGATGGCACGGAAGTAGCCAATGCAGATGCTTATGCGACATTGGTTTATATCGCTGACTATCACGATAAGAACGGGAATACCGCTTGGGCTGCGATTACGAATGATGCTACCCGCGAAACTTATGTGCGGCGCGCTACGGCATACATGTTGCAATCCTATCGCCAACGCTGGAAAGGTTATAGAAAGACGGCTACGCAATCATTGTGCTGGCCAAGATCATTCGTTTATTTGGAGCCATTCGTGCATGGTGCTGTAGGAGCATATCCTTATCTTGTATCGGACATAACCGTTCCGGTTGAAGTCAAGAATGCTTGTGCTGAATATGCGCTTAAATCAATCACTGAAACTTCATTGATGCCTGACCAAACGCAAAGCGTGAGGGAAGAAACGATTGGACCTATAACGGTTAAATATAACGAATACAGTTCACAGGCAACTCGCTATTCATCCGTTGATGCAATGCTTTCACCGTACCTGAATAGCAGCGGAGTTAGCGTACAGTTAGTGAAATAATGGACTACGCCAAGTTAGCGGACAAAGCGTTAAAACTGCTAACGAAGCATGGGCAGGATATTACGCTTAGGACGACCGTCATTGGAGCCTATGACCCTTCATCTGGCACATCTACAACGACCGTAACCGATACCACCCGCAAAGGTGCGATATTCGATTACAATCTAGTTGTATATGGCAACGATATGATTAACAATACACTTGTTCAGGCTGGCGATAAACGATTATATCTCGATGCTAATGGAGTCGCGCCTAGCCTGAACGATCAAGTGATAGTTGGCGGAGTTACATGGCAGATTAAGAACATAAAGGACTTGTCGCCCGCTGGCACTTGTATTTTATTTGATTGCACCATTAGGAGGTAATTATTATGCGTATCACGATTGATGGTATAGAAATTCAAGACTGCATCAGTGCCAATCCCGAAACTGGCGAGGCTGTATTCCTATTGCGCGATGCTGATGGTAATGTATGCAAACAGCCAAATGGCGAGGATGATACGGTTACGAGGCGCGGTGAGGTGATAGTGCTTGCAGAAGCGTCCGACGTACCCAAACAGCAAAAAGACAAG